GTGCGGGTGCGGAACTCAATGGTGTTGCCGTATTCCTGCTTCATCCACTCAATGTGGGCCAGTGCTTCTTCTTGGGCAACAAACTCAGCATCATCACAGTCTACCCATTGGGGCTTTTGACCTGCGTCTGCCATGTTGATCTGGACGATATGGGTAGCTTTCACAGAGTGCTCCTTGCTGTCTATGTGTATATTATAGCAAATTGGCGATTTCGGGTCAACCAAAAGATATAGTACTAAAAAAGTATACATTTTTGGTGTCCTGGGCGTTTTACAGCAATTCTTTAGGTGATTTGTGTGTCTGCACCTGCAGAATTGTTTAAGTAGCGCAGTATAAACCAACTCTGTGTACTTTCGTTGTAGAAATCCAAGTGTACTTGATCTTCGTAGTGCATGCTGGGCCCGTCTTTGCGTCTATGCTCGTTGGGCTCCAAACCACGGAAGTGCCTGTAAGTAAACCCAAGTTCTCTTTGCATCCTTGGGCGTATGGCCATGCCCATGCCAAACTCTTGCAAAATTTTAGCATAGATGTCTGACCATTCCCCGGGCCGGTGGAAGATGATCAAGTTCTTTTTAATCGTTACTTTGTGCATGGGCAAGTTGGAAAAATGCAAGCTCTTTGTCGTTTTTCAAGTAGATGCGGTATTGCTTGTATTCTACAGAATAACTCCAGTGTCTATTTACATCTTCTTCCTCAACAGAGTGATTAGTCGGGTCAGTGAGTCTAGTGATCAATGCAGCTCGGGTGTCAACGTCCTGCGTCCAACCCCAAGTCTTGTTCATCCAACGACGAGCACGATCAAAGTCTAACACACCAGTGCCGCTCCAAGTGCTCTTAGAGAACTCTAGCATATAACGGAAACTGCCATAGTTGGCATACCGCTTGTCTAATTTTACTACTTCGTATCGCATTAAAACCGGTTAGTTAAGAAATGACTATACTTTAATAAAAACCAGTCTAAGTCTTTCTTGTCTTTTACAAAAAATTTATGGTTACCATATTTGGGCTCAATTTGATAGGTCCATTTTGCTCTTGGGTGTGGGTATATAGTTTCTGTAGTTTGAATATCAAAACTACCACCTAGAGTTGTGGTAAAGAAATTAAAAAGCTCAGTAAAATGTTCCCGACCTTCTTTGTAATTTCTCGGCGAAATAGTAATTTGTTTGCCCCATATATATCCTTCATTCAGACTAGCCACTTTTGAATTGCCATGTACTGATTCTAAAACTAATCTCATTTTGCAGTCCTGGTTAAACAAAAAAAAGGGGCCGAAGCCCCTTTGTTGTATCTCCTATCAAGCAGATGCTTGGAGGATGTACTTGCCATAACGGCTGTGGAACTCGTCGAAGTTCTTGAGCTTGGTGGGCAGGAACGGCAGGTCGTATGTGGTAAGAGCAATACGAGCACCCATCACAACCAGTTCAGTCTCAAAGTTCTTCATCATGTAGCCCAGGAAGTTATCGGCCATCTCGTGGAAGTCCTTGTCGGCAACCTTGTTCTCAACGGCACCCTTGAGCTCGTAGCACATGGAGATAACCAGCGAGTACATGGCACTCACTTCTTTGACTTGCAAATCCTTGACCTTGCCCTTGAGGATATCCACAGGGTTTGGCATCTTGCTAGCAACCTTGCGGTGTGCCATGAATTTCACTGCAAGACCTTCACCTACGGTACCTGCAATCAGGTTAACCAAAGTTTCGTCTTCAACGCTGTCGTCCAGCAGTTGCGACACGAAGCTCCAAGAACGCGGAGTAGCGAATGCGCGGCTTGCTGACTTGGCATCAAAGTCATACAGGTCTTGCTTGGCAAAACTCAAGTAACCAACCACGTCCTTGTGGATCTTGTTCTGCACAGCCCACTCTTGCCAGCTAGCAAAGTCCACCTTCATCTCTTGGTGGATGAAGCGGTTTGCCAGCGGAGTTGGCATGCGGAAAGTAACACCCTTGTCGCTTTCACGGTTACCTGCGGCAACCATAACAACGTTGTCAGGCAATTTGTATTTGCCAATACGACGGTTCAGGATCAGCTGATAAGCGGCAGATTGAACGCTGGGAGCGGCACTGTTCATTTCGTCCAGGAACAGCACCACGATAGGATACTGGCTGGCAGTTGCCTCGTCAGGCAGGTCTACCGGAGCGGCCCAATCCATCATACCGGTGTCTTTGTTGTAGAATGGGATACCACGAATATCGGTGGGTTCCATCTGGCCCAGGCGCAAGTCATACATCACGCCACCGAGGTCATTTGTAATGCCTTCGACCAGTTCGGACTTGCCGATACCAGGAGGACCCCACAGGAAAATGGGACGCTTAACTTTGAAGGCTTGCAGAATGGATTTGCGAGCCTGGGTGGACGTAACGGTGCGGCTATCTGACATGTGTTACCTTTCGGGGTTAAAAATGTTGCTAAGTTGTTATTGTAGTTGATCTTGAATATTAGGTCAACTGTTGATTGTTGCAAAAGGACTGTTTTCTTCTTTGTTCTCTTGCATGAGTTCTGCGGCTTCAACCACAAAATTCATGGGAATTTCGAGTTCACGTGCTACTTGGGCAAAGCTCTTGCCTTCGTTTAGCAGGCACTCAATATCAAGTACCAAATCGCTCATCTTGCTCACTGTGGACTCCTTGTTTGCTACAGTAACTCTATTATAGCAAAACGCGGTTTTTAGGTCAAATAAAAACCCTGCACAAAGCAGGGTTTTAAAAAGTAATACTTGAGTATTACATTGTAGGGCCGTTGCCGTTTTTAAACCCTATTTCCCCACCTTCCGCGACAATACGCTTGTAAACGTCTTCCAACAAGATAGGACGGAAGTCAGTTTGCTCCACGCAGACACAATGGTAGCGAACATCGTTGTCTGTGCCATATAACACAGCACCGGTCCGGGCATCTACTCCACGTGCTCGCTTGACACGAGTGGCATGCAAGTGTCCGTGAATGTTCACACCAAAGCGACCCAAGCTGGCTTCATGCACAGGGACGTGACTCAAGATCATTCCGTTCAAAACATGGTATGCTCGCAACTCACGAAAGTATTCACGATACTCAACATCAGGAAAGATATCATGGTTGCCACGGATCAACACCTTGTCGCCGTTCAAGCGACTCAATGTCTTCAATGCCTTACGATTGATAACAACATCGCCCAAATGGTAGACCTTGTCACTAGGACGCACAGTGTCGTTCCAACGGCGGACCATTTCCTCGTCCATCTCATCAGGATTGTCCCAAGGACGCAACTTCACAGTGGCATCATCTGGGTGAGTGAAGCGACAGACACCAGCATGACCAAAGTGTGTGTCGCTAACTAAAAATGTTGCTGGCATCTTGTGCTCCTTTCTTTCAATTTATAATTATACGAGATTTTGAATATTTGGTCAATCAGCAAAAAGTATTAGTTTTGTGCATGCCAAATTTCAGCAAATCCTTCGTCCAGGGTAGGCAGTTCAAAATTGTTGATCATTTGCATCAGCACATCACTGGGGATTACCTTGTTGGGACGACTACGCAGCCTACGATCCAGTTCTTCAACGTCACGGTGCGTGTCAAACACCACAGCAATGTGTTCATAGTTGGGCAACATACGAAACTTCTTGGCACGACTAGCAACAGTGGTTGAAGTTTGGTCCCAAATCAAGTCCAGGTTGTTGTTACGACAGAACACTACCTGGTCTGCCATTAGTTTCACAGCAGTAGGCATATACTCGTCAAATACTTCGTTGTAGGTCTTGCCTTGCTGACTAGCATAGGCTTCAACTAAGTTGTCTGTAGAGACTACAAACATACCCAGCGCCCAAATCTGGTCCTTGATCCAGGTGCTTTTTCCTGCACCTGGTACTCCAACTAACTGATAACAACGTGGCATTATTGTTCCCATCCAATTTTTGTATTACGCCAATCATCGGCGTGGTTGTAAGGCTGTTCGGTGCTGTCGTACGTCCAGCCTAACTGGCGCATCAGTTTCTGCTTGACTCTCAAGTTAGGAATCCTAGTGCGCTCGCAATCTTGAAAACCCATCATCACACCAACTTCGGCCACAGCACCTGAACGACACAGGCCAGCATAGCAATGCACAACTACATTCATATGATTGTCTAATGCATGCTTGAGCAGGCGTACAATTTCTGCGGCTTGCTCATCCGAGATCTTGGCTTCGTCTGGGAAACCGTCCTTGTCCTCTGCGTCCAAAAACTCAAAGCGATGTGTCTCTTTAAACTCATGGGCAGGGGTAGGCCACCAGCCGGGGGCAGGATCCATGATTTGGATCAGCATTGAGTTTGGGCCAGCTTCGTGATGGAACCTCATGGGTACATCTGCGGCAGCTACGTTTTCAATCCAGGCCATAAAAAATCTCCTAATGCGCAATTATAACACACAAGGAGATTTGAGTCAATACACAATAATGTATTACTTTCGGTATCTACGCTGATTGTGTTCAGTTGGTGGGTCTTTGAGCAAGTAACTACGGCCAACAAGACCATGCTCGATTTCGCCTAGTGCAGTAACGCCGGCGCTGTGGCGACTCAGCACCTTGGGTTGATGCCCTGAGTTGAGTTCGCGAGCACGGGCAGCCGCAATCAACACAAGGTCATATCTGTTGCCCACAGCTTCCACAGCTTGTTGGCTATTAAGTCCGGTTAGTTCGTCAAGTTTCTTCATTTGGTGGTAGTCCGTTGGAATGTTTGTCTGAAATACGATCAGCATCTTGAAACAGACGCTTTTCTTGTGCAGTGAGTCGATCCTTGTGGGTCTTGCGAGGGTT